GCTTACTTCAATGACGCAAGCGATATGTTAAATGTTCGGGACATAATTTGTGTTCAAGATACTAATGTGCCTACTACTAGTTGGGTAAACGTATTGACTATTACAGCGGCTGGAGTTGTCGATGTCAGTGATGGTACTGTCGTCGTAGAAACTGATGGCGATTAACAACTAAAAGGATGGGGGGCGTAAAAACCCCCCAACTACTCATATGGCAGTAACAAGCACTTCAGCAGACTCACCTGTAGATGTATCTAGCAGGGCTTTAATATTGATAGGCGCAGAGCCTATTACTTCGTTTGACGACGGTAACAATGAAGCACTCGTTGCTTCTAATATGTATGAAGATGTTGCTCGATCCTCTCTTGTTAATACTCGATGGAGATTTGCAACTAACCAAGCTGTTCTTAATAAATTATCTGATGCTCCTACTGGGAGATACGATTCAGCTTACCAAGTACCAAGTGATTCATTAATGATACACGCGGTAACAGTAAATGATTATCCAATACTATATCAAACGTATGGAGATAAAGTATTTTGCGATGCTGCCTCTAGTGATGAATTAATTTTAGATTACACGTTTAGAGTTAACGAAGAGTTTTGGCCTTCTTATTTTATAATAGCTGTAGAGTATGCATTAGCTAGTGTATTTGCTGTGGCTTTAGCAAGAGATGCAAGCTTATCTCAGCTAATGGAACAAAAGGGTATGATGGCTATGGCAAAAGCTAGAGGTCTTGATTCACAACAACAAACAAGTCGTACTCTAAATACATCGAGGTTTATAACTCAAAGGCGTAGTTAATGCAAAAAGTACGAGTACCTATTACTAACTTCCAATTTGGGGAAGTAAGCCCTTCTTTATATTCAAGAACTGATTCTGATATTTATACTGCTTCTGCTCAACGAGTAGAGAATTTTTTTCTTAGAGCAGAGGGCGGTGTTGTTAAACGCGCAGGGTTAGAAAATATTTATGAGTATGATATTACTGTAGAAAGAACTACCTTTACTATTACCGTATCTGATTACGCTAATATAACTGCTGATAGTCAAATTAAGTTTTATGATGCAGATGGTACATTATATACATTACAATCAGAAACTGTAGGCTCGGCTGATCCATCTGCTTCTTCTGGCAACATACATTTCTTTAGACCCAATACATCAAATAACGTAACCGCTGATAAAATTTATGCTGCTATTAATGCTATTGATGGGTTTACTGTAGCTAATCCTGCGGCAGCAGTTGTAACGGTAACAAGGGATAAGCCTAATGGTGGAACTTATTTAGCTACAGAAAGCACAGATGTATCAAGATTAACTGTAATAAATTTTTCTGGTGGATCTAAAGTGCAATCAAGGTTGTTACCTTTTATATTCTCTGATGATGAAAGATACATTATATCTTTAGAAAATGCTAAGTTAAGATGTTTTTCAATAAGTCCATCAACAGGTGTAGTATCTTTAGTATCCACACTAACAGCAGATGTTGATGGTGCGGCATTACCATTCTCAGATACTTACTTAGAAGAATATACTTTTACTCAAGCAGGTGACGTTATGTTTATCTGCCACCCATTGTTTATGCCGAGACAATTAGTAAGAACAAGTCTTACTACATTTCAAGTAGAAGTGTTTTTCTTTGATGTTAAATCTGATTCTAAATTAATTTATCAACCTTATTATTCTTTTCAAGGATTAGCTACTACCTTAGACCCTAGCAAAACTAGCGGTACTGGAGCTATTCTAACTTGCGGAGTTGATGATTCAACAGCTGACCCTGATGGTATTTCAGTTTCTGCTCAAGTAGCAAATGAAGCTAATTTAGTTTTAGGAGGCGCTTTGGCCTCAAGTGGTTCTGTAACTTTTCCTTATGGAAGAATTGTAACAATAACTTCTGGAGGTAATGACTCAGGTTTTGCTTTTACTGTTACTGGGACTGACGCAGATGGTATTGCTCAAACAGAAGCTATAACAGGAGGAAGTAGTACAATTGCTACTGGTACAAAATATTTTAAAACAATTACACAGATAGCATCAGCAGGAGATCCAGCAGGAACTGTAATTGCAGGTGTAACTAGCAGTAGTGCGTTTTCTTATTTTGACCTAACAGGAAGTCAATCTGGTGGTAATTATGCTAGCTCTTTGCACGCTGGTGTTACCCTTAGATATCATGGAGCGGAAATAGAAATTACTTCTGTGCAATCTAGCACACAAGCTACAGGAACTATCCTTGATTCATTAGAGCAAACATTAGATGCAAACGCGCTTAGAGTAACAGCTTCTTCTGATGAAGTAATTGTTACACACGTTAAACATGGGTTAGCAGTCGGTAATAGCATTACTATCTCTGACGCGGCGGCAGTTGGAAATATAACTGCTGGCAATTTAAATGGCGCAAGAGTCATTACTTCTATTGTTGACGATAACCATTATACTTTTGATGCAGGTGGCAGCGCAAACGCTAGTATTGATGGAGGTGGAGCACCAGTAATAACAACACATGCTCCTTCATCTAATTGGTCAGAGCAATCATTTTCTGCGCTTAGAGGATATCCTGCTGCTATTACATTCCATGAAAACAGATTAGTTTTTGCTGGTACTTTATCTCAACCAGATTCTATTTGGATGAGTAAGTCGTCACGATATTATAATTTTGATGTTGGAGATGCTGAAGATAATGATTCAATACAAATTACAGCAAGTATTGGTGAGATAAATCAAATACGTCATTTAGTATCTAATCGTGATTTACAAATATTTACTGCTACATCTGAGATGTATATACCTGTATTTCAAAACAGACCGCTAACACCAACAACAACAACAGTTAAAAGACAAACACCTTTTGGAAGTTCCTTTATTAGACCACAAGTATTAGATGGTGGTACTGTATTTGTGCAAAAAGGTGGTGCTATTGTTAGAGAATATCTATTTACTGATCAAGAGCTAGCTTACTCAGCAGGGTCTGTATCTTCTCTTTCTTCGCATCTTATTAAAAATCCAAAAGAAATGAATATACTTTACGGTGCAATAGATAGAACAGAAAGCTATATATTTATTGTAAATAATGATGGCACTCTTGCAGTTTTTAATTCTAATAGAAATGAAAAGCGTGCAGGTTGGACTGAGTTTACTTCTCAAGCTAGGTTTATGTCTACAGTAACTGTAGATGATAGGGTCTTTGCTAATTTAGTTATTAATACTGGTGCAGGAACTCATTTAATATTTCTTTGTGAATTTCAATCAGCATTAAATACTGATGTTTCTAAGGTTTATACTGGTAGCGCAGGTGTTTTTGATGTTTCTGCTACTTACGCAAATGGTGCTGTTGTTGATGTAATAAATGGCAACAATTATCTTGGGCAGTTTACTGTAGCAAGTGGTGATGTAGACGTTTCTGCTGTTGAGTTAGCTACTGTGGCAGAGATAGGATTAAAGTTTGAGGTTAATTTAATTACTAATCCAATAGATATGATATCACAAAGTGGCCCAGTAACAGGTGAGCCTAGAAGTTTAGCCAGCGTAGTTGTTGACTTAAACACCACCTTATCTGTAAGTGTAAATGGAACTAATCTTTTAATTAGACAAGTTACTGATGACTTTTCTTTGCAACAACAACCAGTTACAGGCAAAAAAGAATTTAGATTACTTGGATATAACCGTGATCCACAGGTTACAATAAGTCAATCGGCACCATTACCAATGCAGGTTAATGGTCTTATAGCGGAGCTAGTATTCTAATGTGTTGGGCAGCCCTTTTAGGAGCAGTAGGAGTTGAAGCAGCAACAGCAGCAACAATAGGAACTGTAGCATCAGTAGCCATTCCTGTTGCAACTACTATGATAAAGATGGATTCTGATGTTAAAGCAGGACAAGAAAAAAAACGTCAGGCAGAACAAACAGCTATAGAAGTTGAAGCAGATAATCGTATGGCAGAAGTTCAAGCAAAGCAACAATCAAGAGATATGCTTAATCAATACAATTTAGATGCTAATGCAAACAATGCTTTCTTTAGTTATATGGGGATTGACACAAGCGAAAGTATTAAAGCATTTGAGCGAAAACAAAAATCAATAATTTTTGAAACTGAACTTAGAGCAAAAAATCAAAGTGCATTAAGAGATGCTAGAGCAGCATCAGAATCTTCAAATTTAAGAACTGCTGGTAAAAATGCTTTATCAGCTTCTTATATAAGTGCTTTGGGAACTGGACTTGGTGCGATATCAGATTATTCAAATATTGGTTCTTCAAAAGTTAAGGATAATAAAAATGGCTAGCGTTATTAAACAGTCTGATAAACCTAAATTTTACAATCAACCTATTGGAATAAATAGATTTGGAACTGGCTCTGAAAAGCCTTGGGAAGCTTTATCT